TATTATGATCACGCACTCTTCACCAGGACTAAAAGAATTTACATCTGAATTTAATGAGGGTCAACAGTGGTTCTTGAACAAGTGGAGAGGTAAGCTATAATAATACTGTGAGTAAGTTAGATCTCGATTATTTTGAAAAAGTGCTTTGCTATAAAGCACTTTTTGATTCTACGTACCTTGCATCTATTGCAGACTACGTAAAACCTAAGTTCTTTAAAGATAAAAATATCGCTAGTGTCTTTGTTATTATTTCTGAGTTTTATGAGAAGCGTAGTAAGCTTCCAACACTTACAGAAGTAAAATCATACCTTACTACAGACGAATTAAAGGCGTCCTTTAAAAATCTTGTCGAGTCGTTAAAGGATATTGATAAAAATATTGATAAAGATGAACTTTACGATAATACAGAGCAATTTCTTAAAGAGAAAGCTGTATATAATACAATGTTGGATGTAGCTAGTGATATAGCTAAAGGAAATATTGATACATCACAAATCTTAGATAAGATTGAAAAATCATGTAATATAAATCTTGTTACCGATACAGGATTTGACTTGTACAATAACATCGAGGTTCTTATTGACGATCTTTGCAATGTTCAAAAATCTATACCTAGTACATGGGAGTGGTTAGATGATGCTCTTAATGGTGGGTTTATGGAAAACGGTAGATCGTTGTATGTCTTTGCCGGTGAGACGAATATTGGTAAGTCTATCTTCTTGGGTAATATTGCTGCTAATATTGCTAATCAAGGAAAGAATGTACTGTTGATTACATTAGAGATGTCAGAGCTACTATATGCTCGTCGTATATGTACTAATGTAAGTAAGATACCACTAAAAGATCTTGCAACTAACACGCACTCTTTAAGGCAAGCAATTAAAGATCAGAAAGAAGCGGATAAGGGTAGAATCTTTATTAAAGAGTTTCCTCCTTCTACTATTACTCCTAACCAACTCAAAGCATTCATAAAGAAGCTTACCGATACAGGAGTACCTATTCATGCTATCGTACTAGACTACCTCAACTTACTCCACTCCTCTGTAGGTACTAATTCTTACGAGCGAATTAAGAATGTTACAGAACAAGTTAGGGCCATGTCGTATATTTTTAATTGTCCTATTATATCAGCAACGCAGTTAAATAGATCAGGCTTTAATACGGATAATCCTGACCTTGCTACTATCTCTGAATCAGTCGGTCTGGCTGCAACAGCTGACGTTATCGTCTCCATCTTCCAAAACGAAGAAGATAGAGACCTTGGAATCATTAGATTGGGTATGATGAAGAATAGATACGGGCCTAGAGGTCATACCCAACCTATGAGAATTGATTATTCTACACTCACTATTACTCAAGCTGAGAGTGACTCTATTAGCAGCGACGATCAGACACTCAACACGTTACAGTTTCTTGCTGGTTGATAAAGTTCCTTTACCTTATAAATAGGTAAAGTGAAAATTTTTGAATACTACAAAAACGATAAGTTAAAATCCAATATTCAAGCCTATCGAGAAGGTCGCCGCGATTTTAGCGTAGAAGAACTTAACGATATAAAGCTTTATATTTCAAGGTATAAAGATACAATAGACAATACCAATTTTTTTACTGGGTCGATAAAGGAATATAAGGTAGTAAGCTGCTTTGCAGAGGATTTTTACGAAGAGCTTCACTCAAGAATGATTAAAAATTTCGGAGCTGATATCGCGATAATTGTTATTCTAACTGAGCGAAGAATTATTTTTAAGAAAAATAACAAAACATGTAAACTTGATTTGTGCAAGCTCGCACATATTCTAAGCGATGGTGAGTGTGATGAATCTTCAGTTGATCTTGCTGCAGGTAAAATGACAGATAACTTTATTAATTTAACAAAGAAATTTATACAATGTTCATAAAAACTGTTACAATAAATCCCTCGCAGGATATAATAGATAGAGAAAGTGAACATATATTGTTATCCTTCTGTTCGTTTTGTACGTTATTAAAAGGAAAAAAATTATCATTCCAAAACGTTTTTATCTTAATTCTACAAGACGATAATTTACGTACTATATTAAAAGATCTTTTAGGAGTTGATTCTAATTACGAAATAGTTAAAATATTCTTAGAGTACGATCCAACTATAACTAAAAGTAAATATATAACAAAATATATTAATAGTAACAAGCGAAAATGCCTTTAACAGAAAAAGAGAAAGCTATTTACAACTCATACCTTATTGCAGGCAGGACAATAAAAAATAAACCGTTTAAACTAAGACAAGACTTTAGCTCTCTCGATGATCAATCTTATACAACGCTTAAAAAACTAAGTATCTTTTTCGAAAAAAATAATAATATAAGACATATAGATTTTTTTACTGCACCATACGATTACTACGGAGCTGAAAATTATTTTGATTTGCATTATTATCTTACAACTAGAGCGTTAAAATGTTACACTCTATATCAAAAGAAAAAAGAAACGCAGGACCCAGACGGAGAGAGTACTATTAGTAGGTGTAAGGAGTGCTGTTCGTTTATATACAAGTACTGTAAAGAAAATAACCTAACCTTACAAGAATATAAAAGTATTATTAATGGTACAACGCCAGTAATTATACAGCACTTAAGAGAGCATAAAATTAATTTTTACGTACTTCACGGTCTGCAGTGTGATACAACTATCAGACAGATAGAGTCAGAATTATTAGATTTCTTTGTATCAAACTTTCAAAATTTACTAAATGAAACTAGAGTTAATTTTCAACGATCAACTCGGTTAAAAAATGTAATAAGAGAAGCATTTTCAATAATAGAAAAACAACTGTTGAAAAGTAAAATAAAGAGCCTAAAATAAAACATATAACAAACAAATAAAATTATGAGTACATTCAATACATCAATGTTTCAATCCATTAAAGACGCACTAGTAAAAAATGATAATGAAAATAACACAGCATCCTATACTGAAATCCTAAAAACTACCCCAGGTAATACATACACTGTAAGGTTGTTACCGTTTGCAAAGGATCCAAAAAATACCTTCTTTCATTACTTTAATCACGGGTGGGTATCATTTGCTACTGGTCAGTACGTTCAGTCGCTCTCTCCTATGACCTTTGGTGAAAGAGATCCTATTGCTGAGGAACGATTCCGTATTCTTCGTACTGGTACAGAAGACGAGAAAGAAAAAGTAAAAGCCATTAAGCGTCTTGAAAAATATCTTGTTAACGTATACGTTATTGACGATCCGACTAACCCGGAAAACAACGGCAAGGTAAAGATGCTTCGTTATGGTAAGCAAGTTCATAAAATTATTATGGAAGCTATCGAAGGTGAAGATGCAGAAGAATTTGGTCCTCGCATCTTCGACCTCGGTACTAACGGCGTTAATTTTAAAATTAAATGCGAAAATCAGGGCGAGTATCCCACTTATGTTTCATCACGCTTTACTTCTGCTGGTAAGCTAAACCTTAACGACGATGAACAAAAGAAAATTTACGATAGTGTCTTTGACCTTGCTAAAGTGTATACTCTTAAGTCGTATGATGAATTAAAGCAAATGCTTGACGAGCATTTCTACGTAAAAGATACTCAAACTGAAGTTGAAACAAGACATCACTCAGTAGATGAAGCGCCGATTCCTACTTTTACAAAGACTGTACAGGTAGAAAGCTCCATTGATGATGACATTGACGAACTTCTTAAGGACCTATGAATATAACTCCTGATGAACAACGCGCGTTAGTACAGTTCTTCGGAACTGTACACGCGCAAGCTAAGCAAACTGATCAAATGATCGTAGGCAACTCACAGTTTGTTAAGCCTGTAAGCCCTACTATTCAACATCAACTCGAGCAGGCTCTACGTATCCCAGTTCAAGCCGATCAACAATTTCAACACCAGCAACAATATATAGAGCAACCTCCGATTGAGGTAGTACAGCCTACACACGCTATGCAAGAACCGCAAGACTTGCAGAGCTCGCCACTCGTAGCTCCTACCTATGAAGAAGTAAGACCTCACCCAGTTAGCATTTCAACTAATGATAATGTAATTGAGGTATTAAAAGAAATTAACTTGAATTTAGCTCGAATAGGAGATATACTAGAAAAACAAAATGGTAAACCAAAGAGAACTAACGCTCCAAAATCGAATTGACTGCATCAAGTACCTAGAGGCGATCTCGAAAATAAACGAGTCGACTATATTAAACGCAAATCAAGATATTGGTTTAATATCCTCGTTAGTATCTTCAGCAGATAATACTCTTATACTATATAGTGAACTTTCAAATATTGAAGTAAACTATAATGGTAGTATTAATATTCCTGATATTAAGAAACTAACCAGAGTAGTAGATTCGATTGATACAAAAGATGTCAGCTTACTAATTAATTCAAATAATATTGAATATAAGGGCAAATCCTTAAAGTTTAAATATCATCTTTATGAAGATGGGTTTCTAACTAAACCGTCCATTAATATTGATAAGATTAAAAGCTTTAATTATAACGTTAAGTTTACTCTTAAAAAAGATACAATTAACTCAATTATTAAAGGTAGTACCTTTGCTTCTGAAACTAATAAACTGTATTTATATACAGAAGATGGTAGATTGAAGGGTGAACTGACAGATAGAGCAAGACATAATACTGATGTATTTGCTATTGATCTAGGTGAAGTAGATTTTGAGTTATCTCCCTTACCTTTAAACTTTGATAACATTAAATTATTATCGTTTATAAGTGACGATATAAATTTTGGTATTAATACAGAATATGGTGTAACTGTTATTGATATCTTAAATAATACTATTAAATTAAAATATATTATAACCTCTCTTACACAATGAATATTAACAAAAATAAAATTACTACACTTTCATATTTTGTAAAACGTCTTAAGGATAGTGGATTTAATGTATGGAAGATCTGTAATAATTACGCTCAATCCGATCCACGTAAATGGACAGTAATGATTGACCCTGGCAATACCTCTGTGTTTGTTACTTGTTATGAAAATAGAGATTTTAAAAGTGAGAAAATGTTTGAATTTAATGATGGAGGTAGATTGTTTCCTAAAAACTTCTCTCTTAAGACTACCTCTATCGAAGTAGTCGTTACAACTCTCATTGAAAGAGGTATCTCTCAAATCGACGGCGGTACTAAATATAATTATGAGCTCTGATGATAATAAGTTCTCTGAAGAGGATATACGAGAACTTATTAAAGACGCCCTGAAGGGAAATTACGAAGGTAAAAAAAAGTACAATAA